GCGTCCGTGGATCCAGTACGGGTCTGGCGTCTGGGAGGATCATGGCCGGCACCGGTCCGCCGCCGAAGCCTGTTGAGCGGCGGCAGCGCCGCAACGTCCGCACGACGACGGAACGGGCCGGTGCGGGTCTGGTGGCCCTGCCCGACGGGCAGATTGACGCGCCACCAGCGCCTTCGGGGCTGCTGAAGGCGACCCGGGAGGACTGGGCGACCTTCTGGGCGTCTCCGCTGGGTTCGCTGGTGGTTCCGGCCGACTTTCCGGCGCTCAGGCGCTTGTTCTGTCTGTATGACGAGCGGTTCCGAGCCTACCGGGGGCTGCGGCAGACGGGTCGGCTGGTCGAGACGGAGAAGGGCAGCGCGCTGAACCCGCTGGCCTCCTACCTGAAAGGCATCGACGCTGAGGTGCGACTGCTCGAGGACCGCTTCGGCCTGTCCCCGATCGCCAGGCTGCGGCTGGGTGTGGCATTGGGCGAGGCGGCCAAGAGCCTCGAGGAACTGAACCGGAGCCTCGACGCTGATGACGACGACCACGACGACGCTGACCCGCGGCGGCGGGTTGTGGAGTCCGCAGCACTACCTGGCCGACGGGTCGTTGCCGCCGACGCTGGGCCCGAGGATCTGCCGGCACGTCCGTCAGCGGCTGGTTCACGGCGAGGGTGACGCCTACGGCGAGCCGTTCGCGCTCGAGCCGTGGGAACAGGCGATCCTGTACCGGCTGTACGAGTATGACCCGGCGACGCTGAAACGGTTCGTGCGGCGGGTCCTGATCGTGCTGCCGAAGGGCAACGGCAAGACCGAGCTGGTCGGCGCGATCTGCGATGCGGAGTTCACCGGGCCGGTCGTGCCGACCGCTGACGGACGTGGCGGGTTGCGCCGTTCGCCGAACATTCCGATCGCGGCGGCGTCGTTCGAGCAGGGCGACCGGCTGTTCGGCGCGGCCCGGACGATGCTGGTCAAGGGGCCGCTGGCGCCGTTCGTGGAGGCGTACGACACCGAGGTGCTCCTGAAGGATCGTCCTGGGCGGATGTACCGGGTCGCGGCGGAGGCCGGCACCAATGACGGGACGCTGCCGACGACGTTCGGCGCCGACGAGATCCATGAGTGGGTCGGCCGCAAGGAACGCGTCCATCTGGTGATCGGCAACTCGCTGGTCAAGCGGGCCGGTGGCCTGGAGCTGAACATCTCCACCCCCGATGCCGCCGATCCTGAGAGCCTGTTCGGCCGGCTCCACGCCTACGGCATGAAGGTCGCCTCGGGCGAGGTGGTCGATCCGTCGTTCCTGTTCGTCTGGTACACCGCCGATGCGCGTTGGGATCTGTCCGACCCGGGCGAGCTCCGGTCGGCGGTGGCCGAGGCGAATCCGGCGTCGTGGCTGGACGTCGACCGGATCGCCGCTCGGCTTGAGGTCGACCGGATCCCCGAGCACGAGTTCCGCCGCTACCACCTCGCCCAGCTCGTCCGCCCCGAAGGCCAATGGTTGCCCCCCGGCGCGTGGGAGGACCTTGCCGCAGATCGGCTGCCACCCGGCGAGGGTGCCGAGGTGGTGCTGTTCTTTGACGGCAGCTATAACGGCGACTCGACCGCGCTGGTCGGCATCGAGCTGGGCCCGGTGCCGCACGTGTTCGTGGTCGGCTGCTGGGAACGCCCCGAGGGCGCGGTCGAGTGGCTGGTGCCCCGCGAAGAGGTCAAGGCTCGCGTGGCCTGGGCGATGCGCTACTGGCGGGTGCGGCTGTTCGGCTACGACCCGTTCGGCTGGCACGCCGAAGGCGAGGAATGGGCCGAAGCCTACGGCGAGCCGCCCGTGGTGTTGTGGGAGACGAACCTGCGCAAGCGGATGGCGGCGGCGTGCTCCCGGTTCTACACCGCTGTCGTGGCCGCTGGGCTGACGCAGGACGGCGATGTGCGGCTGGCCCGGCACCTGCGGAACGCGGTGGTCAAGGAGACCCCGGAAGGGGCCTACATCACCAAGGCCGGCCGCCACGGCCCCAAGATCGATCTTGCGGTCGCCGCCGTCGGCGGGTTTGACCTGGCGGCTTCTTCCGAACCGGGCTACGACCTGATGGAGTCGATCTGGTGAGCTGGTTCGACCGGTACGTGTGGCGGCGGCAGCCCAAGCCGGAGCAGCGCACCATCAGCGGCGTGCCGTGGAATGTCGGCGACGATGTCCTGCCCGGCGCCAAGCGGGTCACGTTCGACCGGGCCGCAAGCTTCGCGGCGGTGTTCTCGGCGTGGCGCTACTTGGGTGATCAAGTTGCCACCCTTCCCCTGCATGCCTATCGGGACTTGGGCGACCGCCGCCAGCGGATGGCCTCCCTGCCGTCGCTGTTCGCGGCTCCGGCCGCGCAGGGCACCCTGGTCGACTGGCTGTTCCGCGCGGTCGTCTCGATGGCCAGCCGCGGGAACGCCGTGGGGCTGGTGATGGACCGTGATGGGTTCGGCTTCCCAATTGGGGTCGAGTGGACGAACCCGGATGACTGGTGGGTCGACGACCAGCCGCCGCAAGGGTCGCTGGCGCGGCCGCGCTGGTACTACCTGGGCCGGGAGATCCCCACCGAGCAGGTCGTCCATATCCCCTGGTTCCCCGTCCCGGGGCGGATCTGGGGCCTGTCGCCGATGGGTGCCTACGCCGCGACGGTCGCGGCGGCGTTGGGCGCGCAGGAGTACGCCGCGGGCTGGTTCGCCGGCGGCGGCGCGCCGCCGGGGACCTACAAGAACGAGACCCAGGTGATCGACAAGGACACCGCCGAGCAGGTCAAGGCGCGCCTGGTCGCGGCGATCCGGACGCGGCAGCCGATCGTGTACGGCAAGGACTGGACCTACACCCCGATCACGATCAACCCGGAAGAGGCCCAGTTCATCGAGTCGCAGCAGCTCGGCGCGACGCAGATCGCCTCGATCTACGGGGTGCCACCCCGCAAGGTCGGCGGCACCTCCGCCGCGGGGAACATCACCTACGCCAACGTCGACGCCGAGCAGATCGCCGAGCAGACCGACGCGGTGCTGCCGTGGGTGGCGAAGTTCGAGGCGAAGTTCTTCACCCTGCTGCCCGAGCGGCAGTACATCCGGTTCGCGCTGGACGCCCATGTGCGGACCGACATCAAGACCCGGTACGAGACCTACGAGATCGCCCGGCGGATCGGGCTGCGCTCGGTCGACGAGCTCCGCCAGCTCGAGGACCTCGAGCCGCTGCCCGACGGCCAGGGCGCGACCTACACACCGCAGCCGCTGCTGGAGAAGGGCATCGGGTCGGTCCCCAAGCCGGGCGAGAAGCCGGAGCCGGCGAAGCCGGCGGGGGAGCTCGGCCGGCCACGGCTGGTCCCGCCCGCCGAGGATGACGCCGAGGACGAGCCGGCGTAGGAGGCGAGGATGGACCCTGCCGCGCGCGCGAGTGTTGACACGAGCAGCTGGGACGGCAATGCGGCCATGTCGGCATGCACGTCGGCGGCCGACTACGCCGCGGTCTGCGCCGGCCGCAAGAGCGGGCCAGCGGACGAACGGGGCTCGTGGGCGCTGCCGCATCACAAGCGCCCCGGGTCGCCGCCCAACGCCGCCGGGGTCCGCAACGCCCTGTCCAGGCTGCCGCAGACGCAGGGCTTGACCAACCGCGAGGCGGCACGGCGCCACCTCGAGGCGCACCTGCGCGCCATCCAAGCAGCCGCAGACGGCGGCCGCGCAACCGAGGAGGGATCGCCCATGGCCGCGGTCGAGCGGCGCTACACCATGGTGACCGTGGAGCTCCGCTCGAGCGGTGACCAGCCCAAGATTGGCGGCTACGCCGCGGTCCACAACAAGCTATCGTCCAACCTCGGCGGGTTCGTCGAGGAGGTCGCGCCGTCGTTCTTCCACAAGAGCCGCGGCGACGGCTGGCCCGATGTCGTGGCCCGCTTCGACCACGAGAACGCGTTCCTGCTCGGCACGACGTCGGCGCGGACGCTTGATCTGCGGCTGGACGACTACGGCCTGTTCTACGAGGTGACGCCCCCGCGGGCCCGCGCCGACGTGGTCGAGTTGGTCGAACGCGGCGACGTCCGCAAGTCGTCGTTCGCGTTCCGGGTGCCGTCCGGCGGCGACGAGTGGGGCCTGTCCGACCAGGGCTACCCGAAGCGGACCCTGATCACGGGGCAGCTGGTCGATGTCGCCCCGGTCGTCTCCCCCGCCTACAACGACTCCACGGCGGGGCTCAGGAGCCTGGCCGAGCACTTCGACGCCGACCTCGAGGAGGTCCGAAGCCTCGCGGCCGAGAACGAGCTGCGCCGCTTCTTCGCCAAGACCGAGGCGGGGATGCCGGCCGCGAAGCAGCCGAAGCCGAAGCCGAAGACGTTCGGGCCGGCCGCCGTCGCGGCGATCCTGGCCAAGCGTGAGGACCCCTGGGGCTAGCCGGGAGCGTACGGCGGCAGGGCGCCACCCACCGCCACCACCTACGGCCACGCCCCGTTCCACCGACCGCGACCCGTCCGGGCAGCGCGACACGCACCCGGACGGTCCTCGCCCGACCCCCGTTCTGCCCACACGAGGGCATGCGGCAGGGCGCCACCCACCGCGCACACCAGCGACCCCGCAAGGAGGGGTGACTCGTGGCGAGTGAACTCGCCAAGAGCCTGCGCGACCGGCGCCTCAACGTCTGGGAGCAGGCCAAGGCCATCGCCGACAAGGCCGCGGAGGAGAACCGCGCCTTCTCGGCCGAGGAGCAGGGCACCTGGGAGGGGCTCAACGAGGAGCTCGACACCCTCGACAAGCGCATCAAGGCGGTCCTGGAGCAGGAGGACCGCGCCAAGCAGGCCGACGAGCAGTTCAACCGGATCCACGGCCAGCCGGTCGAGAAGGGCAAGGCACCCCAGACCCAGGCCGCCTCGGAGCTGCGCGCGTTCCTGCGCGGCGACCCGGGCGCGGCGCGCTACTTCGACGTCAAGCCCGACGGGCCGGTCCAGTTCCGTGTCCTGTCATCGCTGACGACCGGCGCCGGCGGCACCACCGTGCCCACCAGCTTCTACGAGCAGCTGATGGCGCACCTGATCGAGACGTCGGGGATCATGCAGACCAACCCGACCGTGCTCAACACCTCCTCCGGTGAGCCGCTGCAGGTCCCCAAGACGACCGCGCACTCGACCGCGGCGCTGACCGCGCAGGCCGGCTCCCTGCCCGTCTCCGACCCCACCTTCGGCCTGACCACCCTCGGGTCGTTCAAGTACGGCCTGCTGATCCAGGTCTCCCGCGAGCTGGTCGACGACACCGGCGTCGACCTCGAGGGCTACCTGGCGATGCAGGCCGGCCGAGCGCTGGGCAACGCGTTCGGCGCCGACCTGGTCACCGGGACCGGCGTCGCCAAGCCGGCGGGGTTGCTGACCTCGGCGTCCAACTCCGTCACCGGTTCCACGACCGGCGTGTCGGGCCGGCCCGTCTACGGCGACCTCGTCGACCTCGAATACAGCGTGATCTCGCCGTACCGGTCCTCGCGCAGCTGCTACTGGCTGATGCGGGACGCGACCGTCGGGATCCTGCGCAAGATCGTCGACACGACCGGCCAGCCGATCTGGCAGCCGTCGATGCAGCTCGGCGCGCCGGACCTGCTGCTCGGCAAGCCGATCGCGG